TATTAAACTAGTAACTAAATTTTCAGTAGCTGATACAGCATGTGAAAACACAGGTCTAGGATTAATAGCTACAGATTCTGAAGCAGAAACTGAATGACTAAATGGTTTGGATGGTTCTAATTTTATACCTTCTATTGTAGTGAGGCTATCTGTCACACCCGGTAAAGTTACTACTTTAACAGTAGATTCAGTTATACTAGCTGTATCACTAAACCCTCCATGTGTAATATTTTTAGCTGTAGACTCAGCTATACTAGCTGTGTCTGAAGGATTCTTACCTATAGATACAGTGTTAACTTGATCTGAAGCTGTAACTGGATCAGGATCTGCGTCAGCATCTGATAAATCAAAATCTACATTAGCACTAAATATTTTAATTTGACTACCTGACATAGTCACATCATCAGTTTTACCTGCTGGTGTAATGTTTTTAGCTGAAGACTCTGTTACTGTAACATTATCTGCTAATACGGTAGTTACATCAATACGGTTAATCTCCTCAGAAGATGTTGCTGTGTCCGAAGGGTTCTTGCCAATATTAAAACTATTAAGTTGTTCACTAGATGTAATAGAATCAGATGGTGATTTATTAGCCTGTTTAGATATAGACTCAGAAGCTGTTACATCATCATTATCTGCTAGCTCACCTATAGTTAAAGTCTTAGCTGCTAATTCAGTCATTGTAACAGGAGTTGGATCTACATCATCATCAGTAGGATCAAAATCAATAGGGTTAGTTACTATTTTAAATAAAGCTTCTTGTGCTGTTACTGAATCACTAGCACCAACATTTATATTCTTAACTTCAGTCTCAGTAACTGTTACATCATCACTTGGACTTTTGTTTGCTTGTTTAGAAATTGATTCAGATACTGATACCGATACAGATGGTAACGGACGTGTCTCAATAAGTTCGTAGTTGTACGACACCAAAGCACCGTCAGTAGAATAGATAACATCAGTATAAGAAGCAGAAGCACTATAACTAGCTACGCTAACTGTTACTGAAACGATAGCTGATAGTGTAATGTTAGATACACTAACGTTAGCCATTAGAAATTATCCCGTACTCTAAAATTTAATGTGTCGTAAACTGTTTGTACAGTTCCTCCATAACTTATAACAATCTCACCTTCATATTCACCGGGGTCAACATCAAGTACACCACCAGCGAAATTAAAGAATACTTTACCATCAGCACCAGTAGTAAGTTTAGTAGTAGAAATTGTAGATAAAGTTGTAGTACCACCTTTTAACCTAAACTTAATTGTTACAACAGTAGAACTAGCAGATAAATCTAAAGCAGCATTAGCTACGTCGTCAGTAAGAGTAAGTGTGATTTGTGGTAGTTCATCTCCTTTAACTAATTTTATTGTATCAGCCATAATTTACCTCACCCAAACTTTTGCATCTGTACACGCATAGATGCTTTTGAAGCACCGAGATTAGTTCTAGCTCTACGTTCTGCAGTCTTCATAACAAACTGCTTAGCATGATAAGTAGCTAGCTCTCTATCACTCCATGATCTATCAGGTAAAACTAATAGATGTTGAAGTGCTCCGTGCATAATTACATTTTCTAATTCATCAAGAACTGTTTTATCCATTTTAGTAGATGTTCTCAATGGTTTAAGACACAATATCATTCTAACATCATATGTCACGGAATTATCCGGAACTGGTGCTAGAGAAAAATGGTCAGGATCTAACTGTGTTAAAAACCTAGGTTCTGCCTGTTCATCAGTAGATTGATTAGGCCACTTAGGATACATATCAACTAACTGTTCTAATGTTACAGGAGTTAACCTGCTCTCATTAACTGTAGCAGTTAATACTGCATGTACTTCAGTTTCATTAGGTGTGTCATACGCATAGTCATGACCACCGGGAACTAACCTTATTTTAGGTTGCTCATACCGATATGCTAATGTTTTTTCACACGCTTCGATTGCTGCATCACGAACATACTGTTCTACAACTGGTGTAGGACAACCCGGTACGCTAGGAGACAATCTATTTACTATATCTAAATAAGTTCTATCAGCCATTATGTTACATCCTCCTCATTTAATCCGCCTCTCTCAGTATCTGTTACTTCTCTACTTTGAGCGGCTACACCAAGAGACTGTGTAAATGACTGTTGGAATATTTGTGCACGTTTAGAATTAACATGCTCGTTATCAACAGACTCAGTAATAAACACTGTAGCATCAACCACGACAGGAAAATAAGCATCAGGTAAAAGAGCTACTGTAGTTGTTCCATTATACGTTGGAGGTGTTTGTGCATATTCTCCTATAAGAACTTGGTTAGCAGGAGCTTTTGGATATATAAAAAATTTATTAGCATTTCTTGTATGGCGCATAAAATTAACAGCTGGAGCAGCTGTATCATTCATCCAAGAAGGATAAGCTTGATTTAATGATTCTCTATTTGTTTCTGTAATACCGCTGCCACCTTTAACATTGTATATTTCAATTAAACGAATAGAATCAGAAGGCATAGATTGTACTACAGTATCTGCAGTATTAGTAATGTCGCCAATAAAAGCAAAAAGATCAGGACGTAACACAGCAATACGTTTAAGTGCTTGGTTAGCAAATCCTATAAGTACAGTATCACTATACCTTTGAGGGGTATTAGTATCCTGTACTATTCTTCTTACTTCTGTGACAACATCGTTTAGTATCATTTTTTCTTAACCCATGCTTCGTTTTGAGGCGTAGTAGGATCGTCTTTTACATAATGACCTTTATCATTCCTAGCTCGCTCTAAACCTCTTGTTGCTTCTTCAGCTAATTCTTCTGGAGTATCATCACCTACTTCAGGGACTTCAGTTTCCAAATTTACCTTAGCTTTACGGTTTTTCTTTTTCTTATCTAAAAATTTTTCTGGAAACGCCTGTTCCTCAGTAACTTCTTCTGTCGCTGGATTTTCAGCAAGAATTTCATCCCACTCATAAATCTCACCATCATTTTTATTTCTAAGCCATCTAATCATTATATCCTCCTATACTCGTTTTACTTTTTTAGAACTTTTCTTTGCAGCAGTACGAGAACGTTTTTCAGAAGCTGAAAGTTCCGACGAGGTTTTGGGTGTATCTTTTGATACTCGTTTAGACGGGCGACAATAAGGGTAATCACGTTTTTCTCCTTGTTGTCTGCCGCAAGGCTTGCCTGTTTTTACATCTACCCATTTTTCTTTAAACCAACGTTTTAACTTTGCTCCTTCCTCAGTTTTTCTTACTGCCATTTGTTAACCTCTTTTACCACTTTTTGAGGAACTTGTATTCTTCTTTTTAGAATTTCCCCAATTAGCTGCTCCAACTTTTCTACATTTTGCCAAAGCTCCTGAAGCATAAGCCGAAGGCCAAAATGAATAACGTGCTTTAACTTTATAGTAACACGCGTCTTTTTTTGATTTTGCTTTAGGTGCTGCCATAATAAATTACCACTTCTTACACGACCAATAACGAGCCGTCATTTTAGATGGAGGTCTGCTATCACAACCATGTCTAGCCCTAAAACTTTTACGTCTACCCGGCTGATCTTTTTTAATTGTCATATTAGCATCTCCAAATCGAATTACTTTTTCTTTACCATTCTGACATGCTTTAACAACAAACTTCTTACCGCCAGATACCTGACGCTTTGGTTTGTTACAAGCCATCTTAGATTTATCAATTTTTGCCATACAACACTCCTATAGAGAGGGGGGCCTAAGCCCCCCAATCAATATTATGAACAGTCTACCATTACAGCTGTAAGTTTCATAACTGCTGTGTCTGCGGCGTTAACAGTAGTAACGTCGATTGTATCAGCAGCTGTGTAATACTTACCAGCTTCAAAGGCGTCAGTTCCAGCGACAGTAAGGTAAGCTGCTGTAGCATTACCATTAACTCCATCCAGATAACCATCTGGATTATCGCCGTCACCAACATCGATTGTTAGTGTTCCGCCCTCAGCAGTAGTAACTTCTAGAGCCACGTTAGTGACCAAAGTTTTTGCTGGGATTCGGATAACTTCAAGAACATCAGCTGCTCCCAAAGCAGTCAGACCGGCTGCTGCTCTGTCAGTAGTGATAGTAGCGAAGTTTAGCTCTACAGTTACAGAAGATACTTTATTGATGCCTGCAGCAACGTGCGCGGCAGCTGTACCCATATTGTAACCTTTTCCATCATTATATGTAGCCATATTTCACCCTCCTTAAAGCGTTACGATGGCGGTTGCCAAGGCTTCTGGCTTAGTAACTTTATAGCCATAAACTTGTAAACCACGGATTATGTTGCC